ATCCAAGAGATACAGAAAGAGTTTTAAATATAATTCTCTCTGGAAAACAAATTGAAGAAAGGAAGAAAATTGAAATTTTAAAAGCTTACAAACGCGGAATTGATCAACAATATTTTCAATCTTATTTGCTTTTTAATGATGAAGTGAAATTTATCTCTAAAATTATACAGTTTAAAGTAAAAGATGATGAAGTTATAGCAAAATTTCAAAATGGTTTTACTGCAAATTTCGATCCACATTTTATAGCTGATAATCCTGAAAATTTCTATAATTTAATTACAAGTTACATGTTTGTCAAAATTAGAAAAGGTATAGAAGGTTGGCGTATTTATGATATTTATTCAATTGAGCCACCCAACAATTATGAAATTGCAAAAGAATTATTTGAATTAGCAAATTCAGAATATTCAACTTATGCACTTTTATTGCAAAGTTTTGGATATGACCCGACTAAAATGGAAATAAATGATATATTTCTCTTTCTTCCAAGACTATTCCCACTTTTCAAATCTCCAATTACCAAAAGACAAATAAATTATATTGAAATTTCTAATAGAGGAACTGGAAAAACTACAACTTTCATGATTTTACAAGAAGTTTTCAATTTTAGATATTACACGGAAGCTCCAACTTATGCCAATTTGGTATATGATGCTCGAAACAATATGTATGGAGCTGTATTTCTATCAAACGGTTTGATATTTGATGAAATTCAAAATTGGAAAGATGGTTTTTCAACAAAAGAACTAAATACTATAAATTCAACTCTATCAACTGGAATTGAAAATTGTATTTGGACAAGAGGAGCTGGAACAGAATCAAAATCAGCAACTATACAAAAATGTATTCCAATTATTTACGCTGGAAATCCATATGCATATACAATTAATAAATTAGTAACTCCAGATTTAGAAGACTATCTACAAAATTATGAAATTTTCACTTCTGCAATATTAGATAGAATTCATATTATTCAATTAGCAATTAAGAAAACTTACGATAAAATTATAAATGCAAGAGTTCTTTATCCTTCAATTTTAAAAGCATTAATTGAATTAATTCAACAGAAGATAAATAGTATTCATAACTATGTAAATTGCGAAAATTTAGAATCCAGAAGACAAGAGCAAAGTATCGATATTCAAATTCTATTACAGGCATTAGACATAGATTTACAAATTGGAAAAGTACAAAATGAAGAAATTTGTAATAGAATAATAAACTTAATGAGATTTAGTAATTTAGGTGGTTAAAAATGACAAATTATGAAGAATTTGTAAAACAAAGCTTCAAAATGAAATATCCAGAGAATACAATATTTCCTAGCGAAATTGGAATTTGCTTTAGAAAAAGCTATTTTAGTAGAAAATTTGAGTTTGAGAAAGCAGTAAATGAAATTAGCCTTGACCTAGGAGAACAACATCACGAGAGAATAGAAAATTATTTTGTCGAAAAACTAGGCTGTAAATCTGAAGTTGAAGTAAAAGGCGAAATTGAAGGATTAAAAATATCAGGCAGAATTGACTTAATTTGCAATAATGATCTTATAGAACTAAAAACTATCACAAGTAATTACTTTAATATCAAAGAATATCATCTTTACCAAGTCTCAATTTACTATTACTTATTACAACAACAAAACTATAAAATTGATAATGTCTATATCATATATTTAAATAGAATAAATAAAGAAGTTAAACAATTCCAAATAAATAAAACTATAATTGGAACATATCTGCAAAAAGCAATTGACTGGATTAAGAAATTTAAAGAATTTATGAAATTACAAGATTATAAAACTATACCTGGCGCGAATAATTATCTATGTAAAGCCTGTGAGTTTAAAGCGAAATGTTTTGGCTCTTTATTCTGAAAAAATAAAAATCTTTTTATATGTCATATAATACAACAGTAATTGTGAAAACATGAGTGAAAAATTTTTGGAGCAAATGGAAAAAACAAAAAACAAAATTGAAAATATGAGAGAAGAAGATATTTTAAATCTACTAAATAAAGCTTTTATTTTTAACGAAAAACCAAGAATAATATTTTATACAAAAAATAAAAATAAAATTGCTGGCTATTTAGAAATTAACAATAAACTATTAAATTTTGAAATTTGGTTTTCTGTAATGTCAATTGATATAAGTGTAACAATTGGAAAGGTTTGGAAAAGAATAAAAGAGGTGTAAAAAATGATAGATTACAATGAAATAATATCAGCTTTAGAATCTGCAATTACAGAATTACAAAATGCAAAAGAAAAACTAGAAGAAAGTATGAAACTTATTGAGAACTATGAAGAACATGAATTTGAAAAAGAAAAAATTGAAAAAATAGAAGATATTATTTATGAGATAGAAGATTTAATTAGAGAATTAAAATAAAACTAAAAAAAAGAAAAAGATTAAAGAAAAAAATTATTGTTTTAAATAAACTCTTTGCTTACTTCTTCCGCTTTCCGGATTTATCTCACTTTTTATGATTATTAGACCTTTTTTCTGCATTTGTTGTAACCTTTTGTTCATAACATTATCATAACGACTAGCCCAGCTAAAATGATTAATTAAATCGGTCTTCCAAACGCCTTCTGCATGTTCTTTTAAAAAATCTAAAACTGCTTTTTCTTTTCTGCCTAACCTAACTTTTTGACTCATGTTATCACTAATATCTAATATGCAAAAACTTATATATAAAGTTTTCTCTACAGTTTTACGTTTCTATCCTACGCTTTTTTAATTCCTCCAGTTTAGAAATAATATATCAAACTTGAGAAAAATGGAACATAAAAATAGAAAATAGAAAGTTAAAACTAAAAAAGAAAAAAATTAACTTTGTTTTGATATAATTTCGACTGTATCTTCATTTTCAATAACTTGAAAATGCTCACAGCTAGATATTGATATTAATTGTTTATTTTTTATTGGAGCTAACGATAATTCTGGATCATTTGTAATTAGCACATTTCCACATTTTTTACATTTTATGTACGTATATTTGCCTTTTTGTTCAATTGTTACACAATTCATATTTACCTCCAATTTTACATTATGTCATTTGCCCTTTATAAAATTTTCTTCAAACTTTTACATTCATATCTTTCAATTCCAAAATTTATCGAAAATTTTGTATTGATATTTTAAAACTAAAAATAATAAAACATAAAAATAAAAAGAAAAGAAAAAATTAAAAATCAAAAAAAGAAATAACTTACCAACAATCTTCTAAGTATTTTTTAATTTTTCTTTCTGAAATATTCAACAAACTAGCTATTTGACTTATGGAGTAACCTTTTTGAACTAACTCATGTATTACACTTATCTCATCATCTCTTGAACTTATATAATATCTCGAATTTCCAACTTTTACTTCTTTCATTCTTCTTACCTCAATATAACATATGTCTAAACTTATATTTAAAGTTTTCTCTAAACTTTTATCTTTGTAGCTTACGCCATATTTTTAGTGAAAATTTATTTAATTTTTATATTTCTTTTTTAACATTCTGACTAATTCTTCTTCTTCAATTCGTTTCATTATCTGTCTTAATTCCAATAAGAAAAAGATAAATAATAATTCATAAAAAATTCCAACAATAACCAAAAGCCATATTGGATCTAATGGAGCATTTAAATCCATATTTTCACATCTTATCTATACTTTTTCAGTATTAATTTTCTCTATCTTTTCCTTAAATTTTGCTTTTATCTCATCAGAACTTAATAATTGATAAACTTCACTACTTAAAGCTTCTGAAATCGAATTAATATCTTTGTCTGCTAAATTTTCCAAAATACAGTCATTTAAATAACGATATTCATTAAGTATATTACTCAAATATATTTCTGCAATTTTCTTTTTCTCACTTTCTGAAAAATCAAATTCAACAATAGTTTCTTTAAAATCATAATTCAATTCATCTATCTTTTTATTTAGCCGTACTGTAATTTTAGAGTTTTTCATAAATGCATTAAATAATTTTTCTTCTTCATCTTTCTCAAAATATTGTAAATCCCAGCCATCTTTTTCTACAATTTCAGAAATCATTTGAATTATTGTAACTATCGTAATTTCTTTAAAATTTGTATAACAACTTTGAATATCATTATCAATATCTAACCATGCAGTGATATTTATATTAAATTTTTCTTTATTCAATTCTCTCAAAACTATATTCATAATATATCGATTTTCTTTTATATTTATGACATATTTATGTTTCTCTCAATAAATGTTAGTCATGAATTTTTATCTCAATCTTGAGAAAAATTATACATAGTCTTGAAAATTTTAGAAAATAGTCATGGAGAAATAGAAATTTGGAGAAAAAAACGGTAACTGGGAAAATTGAAACAAAAAAAGAAAAAAATTACTCTGAAACTTCTAGATATTTTTTAATAACTTCTATGAACTCCTTTAACCCACCAATTTCTATTTTACTTTCATACATAAAATTGCTAGGATCATTGTCAAATATATATTTAATTTTGTATTCGCCGTCATAAATTATATAAATGTCTACATTGCTAAAATTAAAGAAATCATTATCCTCTTCAAAACCAGACTTCTTTAATTGCTCAGATGTTAAAGTAACTAAAAAAGCTTCTCCTTCTTGTCTTGCCCTATATAAAATTTCGCCTATCTTTTGCTCAACTTCTTTTTGTGTATCTTTTTGTGTGTTCATTTTTCTTTTCACCAATATACATATCTTCATTCTCATATTTAAAGTTTTCTTTATACTTTTACCTTTATATCTTACGTTATTTTTATCATTAGACTATACAACACACAATTTCTCTATATTTAGTAATATTATCTCAAACTTGAAAAAAATTTAACATAATTGCAGAAAATAAAAAATAACAAATTATGAGAAAAATAAGAAATAGAAATAAAAAATTAAAAAACTAACTTAATGTGATAATTTCTAAAAAATATTTCTTATCAAATTCATAAATCTTTATATCGACTGAAGCTTTTTTATCAGTAAATGAATAATAAAAGTTAGTTGAACTTTTATACGAAATATAATTTGAATTTTGCAAAAACTGCGAAACTAATTCTTTCGCTTGTTTTTTACTTATTTTTGTTTTTATGCTCATCATCTTTTATTCACAATATCATATATGTAAAAACTTATATTTAAATCTTTCTCTATCTTTTTATCTTTCTATCTCCTTAACTCTTATCGCCACCTCTCTCTATAGAGAACGTGTAAATTCTGTCTCTCC